CGAGACGTTTTTCCCGCATAAGGGGACGATGTGATCGACGTGATGCTCGACGCCCGACCATTCTGAGAGGATTTGTCGCTCGATATAGATCGCTCGCATTTCCGCGTAATGCTCCCGCGTCAACCAAGGCGGGGTTCGGCTCATCTTCGCCGAGTGACGCCTCGCGTTTTTTGCGATGACCTTCCCGGAATTTCGCTTCGAGTATTTACGCTGAAACTCGGCGTATTTTGCGGGGTTCCGAATGCGATCAAGCCGCATGAACTCGCGCGAGCAAACAAGGCATCGCCGATTATTAACCGACCGTTCTGCTATGTGAGCATACTTGCACGGCTTCCCCGTGAAATACCGGGAAAGGCCACCCGCCCGCGCTTCTGCTCGCGTGATGATTTTCTTCGTCATGCGCGCGCTCAAAAGACACGCGCACATTATCGGACATTCTTGTTACGGTTTCGATATCAACTTCGCGAGATATTTCTCCCATTCTTTCATTGCTTCGCGCATTTGCGGAAGATATTCGCCGCGGTCGTAATGCTTCGATCCCGTGTCGTTCCTCGCGTGTTGCTGAATGAGATCGCGCATCTCTTTTGATATTCCGATCTCACCCGCTCGAGACTTCCACGTTCGACGAAGGTCGCGTGTCTGGAAATCCGGAACGGTTACGTCTTTTAACTCGAGCCATCGGTCGATTGCTTGCATGATTGATCGATGATCCATTCGACCATCTACCGCACCGGGAAAGAGCGGGCCGTCTTTGCGTTGCTCTTTGAGAGCACCGAGGATCTCGACGACTTGCTTCGGTAACGGGACCGTGTGCGGGTTTTTGCGGCCCTTCGTTTTCTCGGCGGGCATGGTCCACGTCTTCGACTTTAAGTCGATCTCCGATCCGTCGATCCTTAAAACCTCTTGAACGCGTTGACCCGTGCCGATTAGCGTCCGAATTGCCGCGGCGGTTTCGATGGTGAAACCGTTCATCCCCGGCGATGCTGAATTCCAGAGGAGGCGGATCTCTTCTTCTGATAGATTCCGATCGCGCTTTCCGATCGCGCCTTGATCTCGAGGAATTGCCGCCGCGGGGTTGATCTTAATTCCCCAATCTTGCCGGTTCTCGACGGTGTAATCGTGCGCGGCCTTCATCGCCCAATTGAAGGCGGAGGATACATAGGATCGGACCTTATCAGCTTGTCCTCGAGATCCGCGCCGGAAGAACCCCGAGACAAAATCCACCACGTCGGCCGAGTCTATATCCGCGCATGAACGGTGACGCCCGAGGCCGTCGGCGGCGTTGTGCTCCGCCTTGAGGAGTGATCGCTCGACTTCATCGGCCGAGACGCGCCCCTTCGCTTTCATGCTCGCGACGTAAGCCTCGAACATCCGGCCGACGGTCGGCTTCCCCTCGACGACGGTTTTCACGCGCGGATTCTTCCCGGCCCTGACCACCGGAGCCACCTCGGACATAAACAGAGACCGCGCTTCCGAGAGACTCATATCGGGATATTTCCCGAGCGGTTTGGTCGCCCGCTTGCCGCCTTGCTTCCACCACGCGACCCACGTCGCGGTCGTCCCGCTCGACCCCGGCCGGATGCGAAGTCGGAGGCTTCCGGACCCTCGTCCGTGGGCCCCATCGTTGAGGGTTGTCTCTTTGGTTGCGGCGCGGATTGCGCGCTTGATTTCGGTGTCTGTAAGCATATTCGGCCCCGGGTTTTGGGTGCACTATTGGGTGCACCATTGGGTGCACTAACGCTGATATCACCCGGGCCGCGCTAAATCACGCTAAATCATAAAAAGCGTGTAATTTATTGTGTTTTAGTGATTTTTAGTGATCCCGAGTGAGGCCGAATTATACCCTAAAAGCCGCCTACGAATCTGGGGGTCAGAGGTTCGAATCCTTTCGGGCGCGCCACTTTAAAAACAATCACTTAGAAACAGAATTAGCGCCGCTGAATTTTCCCCTTGGGTGCACCATTGGGTGCACCAAGCGGGGCGCATCACTCCGGATCATTGAGAACTGCTTCCGTCGTCGGTCGCCTGATCGGCTTCGTCGTCCTCCCCCTCGATCTTATCTGTGCCGCTTGAGCCATTCGAAAAGGCCCCCGCGTTGGTCCGCTCGGCCTCGATCGAGACCCGGTAGCCGCTCGAGGCGCTGATCTCATGCTCGACGCTTGTGATGTTCCATTTCCCATTAACCCCGGATCGGAACCCGGAGACGGTGAGTTCCGCCTCGGCCGCGAACTCAGGACGGCCCGGGAGGGTGAGTTCGAGTTTCTCCTTTTGGCGACCCCGGCGGGCGAGTTCTGACTTCGCCGCGGACTCGGCCGCGGTCTTGTCGGTATAGAGGCCCTTTAGACTCGTTTCCGGGTCTCCCTCGCCGACGGTGACGGCGTGTCGCTTCGCTTTCTTGTGTTCGTGCCAGTAGGCCCGCACCGATCCGGATTCTTCCCTCTTGGCGAGCGTGAGGCGGTAGCTTGTGACTTCGTTCACGGAGACGGAGATCGAGAGCGATCCGCCGCTCATCGTTTTATTCTCCGACTTCTTGACCGCCATCAGTTTACCGTCGGCGACCTTGATGATCCCATCGAAACGACGCGCGATCCTGATTAGAAAGTGAAGATCAGATTCATCGATTTGATGTTGAGCGCCGAGATCAATACTCGAGAGCGAGTCCGAAACCTTGGACTGAAGGCCGTTCGTCTTGGCGATGTTCTCGACCAACTTTCCGAAGGTTCCTTTTTCGTGTTTCTTGTTGCGTTGTGTCTGAAGTTGTTTCTCGCCGTTCTTGCCCTTGTCGAATGATGCGGAGCGCGCACGGACGGAGATCGTCTCCGGCCATCCTTCGCGCGTGACTTCATCGACGATAAAGCGACCCATCTTCACGACGCGGAGATCGTATCCGAGCGAGAGTTCAATCTCGGCTCCGGTGTTCGGCATTTCGACAGGCGATGACTCGATCCCGTCGGAGATGGTGAACTCGAGAGAGTCGGAATCGAACCCGGCCGAGTCTGAATAGCGGAGCGAGATCAATCGAGAGTTGATCTTGTCCGAGATATCCGCTCCGTTTGCCGTGATGACAAACTGAGGCGCGATGCCGACCTCGCTTAATCCCATAACCGAACCGAACTACCAGAGACAGGAGGTGCAAGATCCGGGAGGAGAACGCGAACGCCTCCGGGCATCACGGGGCCGTAATCAGCGAGGCCCGGGTTCGCCTCGAGAACTTGCTCGACGTAACGGTTCGAAGTCGCGCCGTAGTATTTCCACACGACCCAGTCGAGAACATCACCGTCGCGGGTAAGGTAGGTGTCGGCCATTAGAAGAGACTCTGAATCGCGGAGATCAATTCACCGAAGCCGGTCCCGGCGCTATAGCGTCGAAGCGTGATATTGAACTCGATCTTTCTGGGAATGCCGAACGCGATCATGTTCGAGTGAGTCTCTTCGACCTGTTCGACGACGTATTGTCCGAGAATGCCGCCCGTGCCGGTGATTAGCATTTGGGGCGTTCCCATTGCGGCCATGATGCGGACTTTCTCCATCTGGCCCGTTCCGCCGCGCCATTCGGGATAGATAAGCCCGGGCAAGATGATTTGATCGGAACCGGGGCCGCAGTATTGCAGGATCTCATGTTCGCCGAAGACTTCCTGAGACTTCCAGTTGTATTGCGTCGAGCGCCGGAATTCCTGATAGGCGGCGCTATTCAGCGAGAACATAAACTCGCCGAGCATGAGTTGAGGGACGAAGCCGGTGATCGCCGCGACGGGGTTCGTCCCGCCGGTGAACACCGTCGTCGGAATCATCGGGGAGATATTCCCCACGTCGAGGAGCGCCATCAGTAATTACCCGCGATTACAGGGTCGAACATCCTTCCGCGTCGATCTGCATCATCGCGGGCCTTCATCTTGGCGACGATCTTTTTCGCGAGATCGTCGGCCGACTGTCCGGGTTGCTGATTGATCTGGAAGGTTTGATGATAGGTGGCCGACTGCGACACCGAATTCCGCGCGCTCATCGTCGGAGGGGGCGGGGGTGGCGTCCGAGATCCTCCGGGTGAGTGAAGCGCCGGAGCCCGAGAGCCGCCGCCGACCGAAAACGACTCTTTCTGAACCGGCGCGCTAAAATCGCCACCGAAGGAGAAGGAATTCTTTAGCCCTGAGATTGCCGCGCCCATCGAGGCGACTTTAGAGGTGATCCATTCGATCGCTCGCGAAACGATACCCATGAGATCGTTCCAAAGCCCGGAAAAATAACCTCGGATCGGTTCCCACGCCGCACGGAAAATCGAGCCCACCGCTAAGAATCCCGACGCGAGCGCGCTCCGGATTGCGGCGACGCTATTAGTGGTCGCGGAGGATATGTCGGTCCAAAAACTAGAAAACCACCCGCGGATCGGTTCCCACGCCGCACGGAATGCCGCGCCGACGTTCGCGAAGCCGCCGGAGACCGTCGAGCGGATCGTTTCAACCGCGGACGATACCGTCGCGCCGACGCTCGTAAAGGCGGTCGAGATCGTCGAGCGGATTATTTCAAGCGCGCTCGATACCGTCGAGGAGATCCCGTTCCACAAGTTCACCATGAAGGATGAGATCGGTTCCCAATACTTATAGATGAGGAGCGCGCCGACTGCGATCGCGGCGATCGTTGCTCCGATGGGGTTCGCCATCGCGGCCGCGCCAATCATCGCGAAACCTCGAGCGACTAGCGGGAACACGACGGAACCGAGAATCGATCCGACCTTGGAGAGAGCAAGCCACCCGCTCGCGGCGAACGTCGAGGCCCATCCGATACCGGCAAGCGCCGCGCCGACCGTAAGGATCGCCGTCCCGAGAACCGCAAGACCGCCGATCGCGACCATGACGGAGCCGACAAGGGCCTTATTATTTTTGATGAACGCTTCGATCTTTCCGAGAACCGGCTCGAGGACCGTTCCAATCTTCGCGAACGCGGGCTCGAGAGTTTCGCCGAGCGCGATTTTCAATCGGCCGAATGAACCCGTAAGGCGGTCCATCTGCGACTTCGAGGTCCCCATGATCTTTTCGAAGTCTTGATCGGTGACGCCGGTCGCCTTGAGGGACTTTTCCTTAATGCGTTTGTATTCGTCCCAATTCTGAATCAAGGGCCGAATAAAGTTCTGGACCTGCATATCTTGGAACAAGTCGCCGATGGCCTTCTGATCGCCTTTCGTCGCCTTGATGATCGCGCTCATCGACTCTTCGAAGGGGTTCTTTCCCTTCTTCTGAGCGTCCTTAATGATCTGGTAGAGATCGATCCCGAAGTTCTTCTTCCCCTTCTTCAGCGTCTCGGGGCTCATCACTTTCGCGATGTAGTTCTTCATGTTGTTCGCGGCTTCGTCAGCGTCCGCCGCGCCCTTCCTCGCAACTTCCAGAGCCGCGCCCATCGTCGCCGCGGCTTCGCGTCCTTCCATTTTGAGGGAGAGCATCCCGGAGCCGAGAACCGGGAGAACCTTCGCCATGTTCTTTAATTCGACGTTCCCTTCTTTGCCCGCTTGTGCGAGGGTGTCGAGGGCCGCTTGTAGATCCTTCGGCGCGATCTTGAGCGAGTCGTTCAAGACGAACGCCGCCCGGGAGAGATCCTCGATATCAGCGCCCGCCGCCGTAGCGGTTCGGCCGATCGTGTTGATGCTCGCGACGGCGGTCTTCGTATCCATGCCCGCGGCCACAAGGAAGCCGATCGCGCTTTGAAGCGTCGTCGCCGACTGTCCGGTCGCGGCGGATGATTCCATGATTTGACGCGAGAGATCCGCGATCTCCGCCTTCGTCATGTTCGCCGTATTGCCGATCAATTGGAGTTGATAGTTAAACTCCGCCGCATCCTTCAGCATCGAGAAGGCGGGATAAGCCACGGTTGCGCCGACGGCGAGAGCCGCGGTCGCACGGTCGCGCGCTTGTCCCGCGAAGTTCTCGCGAGCGTCCTTGATGCGTTTTTTAAGTTCGAGTTCTTTCCGAAGGAGATCCGACTTCGTGCGAAGCGCGGCGATCTGCTTATTGATCTCCCCGAGTTCGAGGCGAGCGAAACTCGGACCCTTGCCGAGTTTCTCTTGCTCTTTGATTACGCGATTGAGTTCTCGTTGCTTCGCTTTGAGTTTGTCGATCGTTTGGCCGATGGACTGTAGCTTCCCATTCGTCGAGCCGATCGCGCCCTTCAGAGATGCCGCGACGGCTCCGCCGATGGTGATCGTTGCATTGAGTTGCTTGTTAGCCATTATCCTTTGGTAATCCTTGGAGCCACCAAACGAAGCGAGAGGCCCTCATCGCCATAATTTCACCGACCCCCCATCCGGTGTGAGACGCCAGAGCGAGCGCGCCTTGCCGGATATAGTCAGGGGTCAGGCAATAAAACCCAAGAATGCCTCTTGCAGTTTCTTGTAATCGCGGAGGCTCAATTTCTTGAGATCATCCGGCGTGATCTGACAGAGGTTCGCGAGAGTCATTAGTTCCTTCGCGGCGTCTCCGCCCTTGTATTCATCCGCCGCCAATTGGTCAGCGACAGTCGGTTCGCGCATTCGCAAGGCCTTAACCTTCGCTCCGTCGATCTCAATTGCGCGAGAGAGATCAATATCCACAAAGCCGCTATCATCATTAGCCATAAACCACCCATAAAAAGAGCGCGCACCGATCCGAAGACCGGGCGCGCCTGTTCGTCATTAGATGCCAAGCGCGCCGCGGATGCCCGTTAGGGTGTCCGTGCCGTTGACGGCGTGAATCATGTTCTCGATATCTACTTCCTGCACAACTTTGTCGCCGTGTTGCAGTTTGTAGTAAGTGAGAGCCATTGAAATCTTCAGCGACGCCATGTCGCCCGCCTTAGACGTGCCCGGATCGATTTCCTTGATCTTGCCGCGCATCGTGTGCACGACCGGAGTCACCACGCCGTCGAAAGACTCGAGAGCCTCGCGAGCGACGAAGGGGACGTTAGCGCCCTCGACAACTCCGAAGAGCGAGAGAACGTCGGCGTCATAAGAAATCAGGGAGAAGTCGGTCTCCATCTTCTCCATGCCCATCGTGATTTCGACGGGTCCCTGCATACCGCCGCCGCGGAACTCTTCCGTGGTGAGCGCCAGTTTCGGGGCGTTGAACTCTTCGATCTGGCCCGCATAGCCGCGGCCGTCCACGAAGAGGTTTAGATTCTTGCGGATATTACGCGCGGCCATGATTACAGAATCTCCGTGATGTAGTCGTTCACAAGATGCGAACGGAAAGTGACCTGTTCCGCGGGATAGGGCGGAGTGAAGTCGAAGTCGAAGAATACCTTCCCGAGCGCGATGTTTTCCGGAGTGTTGAGATCCGGATCAGCGTAGCATTTGCCGCCGAGGATCGCACCGATTGAGGTGAGATATCGGAGGTAATTATTCACGCTTTCGGTCACGTCTTGGATGTAGGTCTTCGAGATATTTCGATCGACCGCCCAAAGATGCGCGCGGAGGAGTGAGTCGTTAATGATATCGGCCGTGCGGCGAACCGAGAGGAAGATCCATTTCGTATCGCTTGTGAGGGTCCGATTTCCCCAGAGACGGAAACCGTCTTCGCGGATGATCGTCGCGACGTTGTTCTCGTTGAGAATGTTCGCGCGTGAATTCACGTCACCGAGAGCGAAGTCGATCGCGCGACCCGTGCCGGTAATGCCGTTGATGTTCTGGTTCGAAGGAGACCACCAGAAACCGCGCTCATTGTCGGACTTAGAGATCAGGCCCGCGACCACGGGGGAAGCCGGAGCGACGACGGTGTTCCCGGCGGCGTTTAGTTTCTTAACCCACGGATCGATCAGATAGACGCGGCTCGAGCCGAAGTCGTTCGATGCGGCGATCGCGTCGGCGTCCACGGTGTTCGGACCGTCGGCGATGATAACCGCGCGGAGACGTTCGGCGACACCGATCAATTCAGCGACGACCGCGTTCGCGTTCTCAGAGTCGCGCTGATGAGTGAAGCCGGGAGCGATCAGGACGCGCGGAGTTACGCCGAGAAGAGAGTTCGCGCCGAGGAGGGCTTGAACGCCTTCATATTCGCCGGATGTGGAATTGACGCCGCCGATCACGTTCGCGATGGTCTCGGCTTCGTTCGCGCCCTTTTCGACTCGGATCACGACGACCGCGGCTCCGGACTGATCGAAGATCGAGTCGAGCGCGCTCGGGAGTGAACCATCGTCCGCGCCCGCGTTAGCGGTTAGCTTGGCGGCGAGAGCCCGAGAACCGGCGACTAGGACCGGAGTATTCAGCGGGAAGACGGTCGCATCGGCGCGCGGGGCGGTCCCCACGATACCAATGACCGACGATTTTACGGTCTGAATGGGACGAAGGCCGTCGTCGATTTCGACGATCTCGACGCCATGCAAGAATTGTTCGGGCATTTAAGGAGTCCTCAGAGGATGAAATTCAAGGTTAGTTCCGGATAACCGTAGTTTGCATGATCCCTTGACAGTCCCTCGGATTCCTCTTGCGGTTTTTCCTCAAAAAAAAGCCCCTCCGGAGAGGGGCTAGGTCGCTGGTCCTAACGTGAATTAAAGAGCGTAGCGGATAATAACGACGCCGGAGCCGCCAAGACCACCCGCACCCGCAGTCCCGACGGAAGCATTTAACGATCCAGCACCGCCGCCGCCGCCGGTATTAGTCGAGCCAGATACCCCGCACGTTGAGGTGTAATTAGCGACCGAACCGTTCCCTCCTGCACCGCCGCCTCCCACGCCTCCCGCGCCTCCCGCCGCGTAGTGAGTGCCGCCGCCACCGCCGCCCGCATAGTAATTCCCGAGCGATTTCCAGTTAATGCCCGCGCCACCATCACCACCAGACGATTTTGAATAAGCACTTTCTCCCGCCGCGCCAGCCCCGCCCCCACCACCGCCTGAATATGGCGCGGTTGCGGTTGCGTAGCCTTGTCCGCCTGCGTTGCCTTGCCCAGCAGTTCCCGATCCTCCACCATATTGATAAGTACCGCCTCCACCTGATCCGCCATTTCCCCCGGCTCTTGGGTCTGAATTTGAGCCTCCATAACCGCCGCCGATTGCTATTGACCTACCGGTCACACTTGAATTTGACCCAGTAGCCGCGCCAGCCGAAGAAGCGCCAGCGGTCGCAACTGATCCACCCGCGCCAATAACAACAGTTAACGTCCCAGCGGAAATAGTTGAAGATTCTTGTACAAGACCACCAGCGCCGCCGCCCGCGCCATTATTTGACTGCCCACCAGAGCCCCCGCCGCCGACTATCAAAAAGTCCGCAGTTACAGAAAACCCCGAAGGGACGACAAGGCTCCCCGATGATCCAAACGTGTGATAACGATATCCGCCAACAGTCGTAACCGTTCCGCCTGTAGGTAGAGCGAGAACCGTTTTCGATTGACTGTTCGACGACGGAGTTCCGTCCTGATTTTTGATCGAGATCGCGACAGTATCGCCCGCCGTCACGGCGCTATAAACACCGGAGGGGACCGTTACGGTTGCCGTTCCGACCGATACCGAGGCATTAGCCACGGTCGCGAGAACGGTCCCCGCTTTGGTGAACACCACGTCGATCTTGTCAGTCGCGTTCGATAGGCTGAGAGTCAAAGTCGATGCGCCGCCCGCGAACACGTTACCCGTCACCGAGTTCACGACCGGGATCAAGTTCGTCGCAATCCACGCGCCTGAAGTCGCATCATAGAACTCGAGAGACCCTAGCGTCGTATTGTGCCGCGTGTATCCATTCTGAGGATTCGCCGGACGTTGCGCCGTCGTTCCGCTTGGGATCTTGAGCGCGCCGTTATTCCCGCCGACGCTGAGATTCGAGATATTTCTCGCGTTGGTCATCCTTTAGCCCTCGACGACGGGATCAGCGATTTCGACCCATGCGGTCGAGGCTTCGTCCCATGTGTAACGCTTGCCATCTTCCGGATACGCAACCGGAGCATCCCAGAGACACGACTCATCGTTGAGCGTCCACGACGCGAACGGCTTCGGCGGGATGAACGCGTCGCGCTCGCGGTCGTAAGTGAAACCGATCCCCGCGTAGTTCTTGCGGAGCGCCTTCGACTGATCTTCGGAAGGCTCGCCGGTTTCCGGGTCGATGTGAACGCCGCCGCGCGTGTTGTAGGAAGTTTGAATCCATTCGCCCGGAGAGGAGTCCACGAAAGTCTCGAAGAACTCCGGCTCCGCGACGATAACTTGAGCGACGATCCCGTCGGTTACTTTTGCAAAATGTCCCATGTTTTAGTCCTCGATTAAGTGATCTGGTAGCGGATGATAACGATTCCGGAGCCGCCGTTAGTTCCGCTTTCTGCTCCGGTGTAGCCGCCACCGTGACCGCCGCCTCCGGTGTTAGCCATTGCGTTAGTTGATCGAGACGACGATCCGCCGCCGGTTCCGCCGGGGCCTTGCGTCAATCCTGAGTTATCATTGCCGCCACCGCCGCCCGCGTAGTATCCGGAATGGCCGGTGTTTGTGGCCGTTGCCCATGCGGAATAATTGAGACCAATTCCACCGCCCGCGCCCGCGCCACCGCTAGCGCCCGCCGCTCCTGCACCGCCGCCGCCGCCGCCGATGTAGTATCCCTCACTACTTCCGCCGCAATTACCGCCCGCATAACCTTGGCCGGATGTTCCCGCACCGCCGTTTGCTACTGCATTTCCCGCATAACCCGCGCCCGCACCACCACCTGATCCGCCGGGAAGCCCGTCCTGTCCGTTTGGGTTTTGCCAACTTCCGCCGCCACCGCCGCCGATAGCGGAAACAGAAAAAACGGATGAATTATTGCCTGATCCACCTTTTGCTTGCGAAACAGTAGATCCCGCTCCGCCGGAGCCAACCGTTACCGAATAGGTTCCTTGGCTGATCGCAGAGGTTCCGTTGAGCAATCCGCCCGCGCCGCCACCCCCGCCGATATCGTATCCACCACCGCCACCACCCGCGACGATTAGATAACCCACCGACAATGCGAAGCCCGCCGGAACGATAAGTGATCCGGAACTAGTGAACGTGTGATAACGATATCCGCCCGCATCGGTAATTGTCCCGCCGGTCGGAATTCCGATGCTAGTCAAAGTCAGCGCCGCCGAAGATGCGTTGTCCGCGTTCTTCAGCGAAATCGTTACGGCCGTTCCCGCCGCGAGGCCATAGATAGCCGCCGGGACTGTAACCGCGCACGTTTGACCGCCGTTAGCCGGAGTAGCGGTCGCCGTCGCCGACGTTGCACCAGAAGTAAACGTAACCGTCGCCGCCGACGTTCCGAAGTTAATACCCGTCAGCGTGATCGTCGAAGTAACGCCCGAATAGATATTCCCCGAACTCGACGTGATAATCGGGATTGGCACGGAGACTTTAAGCCATCCCTGATCGGTGTAGTTTTCGAGGGCCTTCGTGGTTGTGTTGTATCCCGTCGTTCCGTATCTGGGATTGGCCGGACGCGTCGCCGTCGTCCATTGAGGCATATCGAGTTGACCCTCGATCGTGGTCTTTCCCGTGAAAGTCGTGTTCACCAACTGGAACGGGTGAAGCATGATCGCCTCGACGGAATCGCCCGCCGCGCCACCGACCGCCAAAGTGATTAGCGTTCCGTCCGTCGCGGTGTAATCGTCGCCGTCAACCAATAGGACGCCGTTCAAATACAACTGCACGAACCCGACCATATAGCCGGACGTATTGATCGAAGTTTGACCGGCCGTCAGGGTCCACTTTTGGCGGGTGTAGTAGGTGGACATACCCGCTTGCAGGGTAGCCACCGCCGACTGAAGCGATGCGATGCTCGTCGCGGTGTGAGCGGCGAACGACGGATCGTTATTGAGCGCCGTCGCCAATTCCGCGAGGGTATCAAGCGCCGCCGGGGCGGAGCCGATCAGGTTCGCAAGTTGCGCCGAGATATCCGCCGCCGATGCTTTCGAAGCGACCGCCGCGTCGATGAGGTCGAGCGCGGATCGCATTCTCGCCACGTCATCCGTCAGGATGTTCGCGGCCGAAGGCTTCGGGAGATTTAAGTTTGTAGTGCGGTCATCCTGCACGATCTAGCCCTCGATTAAGTGAAAATTGCGCGGAGGTTGCGGATCGTCGGTCGAGCCGCCGCGTTCCCGGTCATGGTGATGCGAAGTCGCGCATCGGTTCCAGAGAATCCGGTCTTCGTGTATTTGCGTTCGACCCATGTATCCTCGAGCGGCGCGCCGCTATCGAATGATACCGCCGACCATGAAGTCCCATTGAAGACTTCGACGCCGATCGTGCTAGATCCGGGCGTCATCGCGTCGAGGATCACGACTAGGCTCGTTCCGCTATTTGCTGAGAATGTGCGGGTCACATAGACCGCGGTCTCTTCCACGTTGCCGACCGCGAGTTGAACTTCCGGATAGAGAACCGGAGACGCGTCCGCGGTTCCCGTCAGGATCGCTTCGATCTTGACGTTCCCGGTGTAGCGACTCGTTAAGGAGATCGGCTGATAGGGCGCGACGGTGATCGCTTCGTTATCGCGGCCGATCAAAGTCAATCGGAATACGCATCGGCAAGAGGACGAAGGGATATCCACGTCCGCCATAACCATGAGATCCGACGTGTTCGACACGGCGGTCGTCCCGAGATCGATGGTCCGCGTCGTCTGAGTGAAGGACGGCGAGAGGAGTCGGAACGCGAGATCCATGTCTTGATGGGCGGTCCACGTCGAGGCATTCGACGAAGAAAGGAGAACGCCGATCTGGTAAGGCTGAGAGGTGATCCAGATCGGAAGAGCGGCGTGGAGGGAA